ATGTAATTCAGTAATTAAATACTTGAAGTGCTGCCAAAACTCGCTATCAGTAGATGAGTTGCCCATATCCCTATCAGAATTAGAGTAGACATACAAACTACTAAATGGAGGGCTAAATATAGAGTAATGAACGCTATCATCAGGTAGCCCTTTCAGCACTTCTACTGAGTCGCCATTATAAATTGCAAATTGGGACTCAATTAACTGATTTAGCACGTTCACGTTGTAGGTCCTCCTTTGCTTTCTTATTTAGCGCTTGCAGCATTGCAAATCCAGCCAGGGCAGCTATAGCTTTATCCATACCTGCATCAACAGATAATCTAGTTAATTTGGCTGCTTTTAATTCATTGATATGGATGACTCTTATGTTATGATCCTTAGCATAAGCTAATTCCAAATTGCACCCGGTTGAGTTCTCCCAGCCGTTGCACATTACGATTGCATCGCAACCACTTAGAAGGTCAATACACCAGCCTATGCCGGTATCATAATCAACCTTGTTATATAAATGCCCAAACATATGTATAGGTGATAGGAATATGTTATGCGTATCACTACCAAAAGGTTCCTTTATTGGAAATACACCCATATCTTCCTGCAGCCACTTTAATACAGAGTCAGCATTCTTTTTGTTTTTAGCCAATCCTCCGAATGGATGGCTAACGTAAATTTTAGTCATATAACAGCCCTCATTTCTGCCCAGTTAGGTAACACCATCGGCACACACGGATTGTATTCCGTTGATTCCCGTCTAGTTTTAGATAATTCAGTACGAACAGCGTCACGAGTAAGCGCAATCATAGCATTTCTCATTTTTATAGCATCCGCTTCCTTACGTTCGATGTTCGCCTTAACCGCACCTTCTTTTTGGGAAATTACGATATATGCGTTCACCTCACGCTTCTGGCCAAATCGCCAGCATCGGCGAAGTGCTTGATAATACTGTTCATAACTATCGGATAGCCCGACAAATATCATATTGTGGCAGTTTTGCCAGTTCATTCCGAATCCAGCGATACTTGGTTTAGTCACCAAACATTTTAGAAATCCAGAACCAAAACCTAACATCATGCCCTGTTTTCGAGTCGCCTTATCACTACCTTTGACGTCCTCTGCGAGATCAATCATTTCTTTCAAAGTAATTGATTCATCATTAAGGTCGCACCACACTAGCCATTGCTCGTTAGATGCATTGACTAAATCAGCTGCTGCTCTACATCTTGATTCAAGAGATGCTTTGCGAGCCCTTCGACGTTCCAGCAATGATAAAGCCGGGACATCCTCACCTGTTTTATCAACAACAATTTCATGTACGTGTAACTCAGGCAATTCATAGCCATCGTCTTCATAACCCAGGGATGCCGGATTATCTAGCACTACTGCCCATGACGCCATCCACTCCCAAAAGGTATTCTCTGCATGGCCTTTTAATCTCCATTTAGCGGTATCGCTACCATCGTGCGTGAAATACATAGATAGCATCTCATTACGGCTCATAATGCCAAGGAACTCCGCATGATTGCCAAGCTCCATATAGTCATTTGGAGCAGGTGTTGCCGTACATGCCAAGCGATATGGTGTATTACTGAATCGATTTATTAAATCCGTACGTACCTTACCAGTAAATGACTTTAGGATACTCGATTCATCAAGCACGACACCTATCAAATTATCGGTATTGAATCGTCCTAATTTCTCATAATTTGTAATATTAACGCCTGGCACAATGTCATCATCAGATTCACATATGGTCACGGGAATATCGAAACGTTCACCCTCGGACTGTGTTTGAGCGGCCACAGCTAGTGGTGCTAATATGAGTACTGATCCACCTGTATGTAGATAAATCTCATACGCCCATGACAGCTGCATTAAAGTTTTACCTAATCCACAATCCGCGAATATGGCAGCTTTACCTTTTGCCAAAGCCCATTTAACGATATCTCGTTGAAAGTCAAATAGGTGTTTGTTTAGCATACCTGTAGCAATATCAAATCCGTGAGATTCCGACATTTTAGACTTAGAGTTGATGAAAGCGTTATAATTCATCGACAGACGCCTTTACAGATTCATACTCAGTAAGTAATGCCGAGAATTCTGGATTATCTTTTGCGAGTAATCGATACATAGTCAAGCGCTCAGCATTCTTAGCCTTTTGTTCGAGTTTCTTTTCTATGTCCTCCAACTTAGCTCGATCACTTTCGCGTTTATCGCATTTAGAAGTATCGATAACTGCAATGACCTGTTTGACTACATTTCCTTTGAAACCTTGCATCCGAACAGTATCAAGGTCTTTTGCCTTTTTCAAAACACGAGCAACGCCTAAGCCGTTTCTTGATTTAACAACAACCCAATCACCAACACCAATATTATCGATTGGAACGTTTGTATCGGATTCGTAATATCTAAACCAAAATTCATCTGGACTATGTACAGGTGTATTATTTTGCCAGTAATAATCACTGGTATCGTAAGTAACTAATAGGAATTCCATAAGTTGTCCTTTCTGTGATATAATCAACGTAGAATAATATTTTTCTAATTTGAGCTTGTTGATGTTGCAGCATCATCAGGCTCATTTTTTATGCCCAGGTTCTCGCATTCATCAGGAATGCAATAATCTCGCTTTGGACAGGTACTACAATTTCGCAATTTAATCACCACCTTTCAAAGCGCTTAAATCAAGCACCATCTCCGGCTTCCTATTTTCCCATGTGTAATAATCTAGACCTGCTTCTCTTAACGCATCTGCAGCAGCACGTCCGGTTTGAGCTTCATCAATAATTCTGTAAGCACTTTGTCTAGCATTACGTACTTTTGTTAGTCGTTCCACGAACGGCTTTAAGAGCTTACAAATAGCAGCCCCTGCTTTTGGTGGTTCATGATAGAAACTTTTACCCCGACTAATCATGCGATCGATTAAAAAATCCGAAGTCGGCATATTAGCCAAAACGCTACCGCCAAATCCCGCTTGCCTAATTTCCATAGCTGCTTTCCGTGCTTCGGATAGAGCATCTTCTAAACGCTTAAAGGCATCTAGTGATTTAATTTCTTTAGTTAATAGCGCTTCATATTCATTTTCAATTGCATCGGTTTTATCAGAACTAATACGGGATACGAAGTCCCTTACTTTTTGTTTGCTGACATAAGATTTTGTCATTTTCTGTCTCCTTTAGTTGTAATAAGGGTTTTTACAATAATCACCGTGAGTTCTCACTCTTGAGATGTGTATGGCATCTTCCTGCTCTTCGGCATCCATTACAGCTTTATTTTTGTAAAAGCCATACATGGATATAACGAGTCCGATTAACGATTGCAGTATAAACTGTTCCCAACCGATTTGGTCTACTTCCAAGGCTCCCATAGAGCCTGCAACGAGGAAGGTCCCCAATAACATATAGCCCATAAATTGATCTCCTTTATAACATCATCATTGATAAAATAGATGCTACTGCAGCAGTAGCAAAACTTAAATGCATTCCCACGTCAATCCAGTTCATGATTTACATCTCCTTTAAACCTTTAAAATAACCAGGATTGTGCCTAAATCCAGAATGATACACAGTTGACACCTGACAGTTTGATATGTCGGTATTTTTAACATACTTGATAGCCTCCCGGATGGCGTTGTCAATTAATCGCGTTTTTAAGTTAGAAAATCCCCAATTCGAGGTACCTAATTCTTCAAGCTCCATCAGCGCCCATCGTTTTGTATTACATTTTCTGTCGAGGCTATACTGGAAACCGCCTACGATTCCTTTAATTACGGAAATTGTATAATGGTAAGATGTATTACCCCAGTTCATGATTTATCCTCCCTAATGAATTCCTGCGGATTTAAACTCCGCATCAACTACTTTCGTATCCCATCCAAGCGAATGGACAAGGAACGTCCTAAACCCTTCTTTATCGATGACAAAGGCTCTTGACTTCTTACCTGGCGACTGCCAGGCATAGGCAAATGGAAATCGATCTCTTGCGATGCCCTCTCGGATAGCCGTTAGGCTAACACCAAGGACAGTCGACATTTGAGCGACCGAAATCACTTTTCTAATCATGTGCACTGCCCCTCCTTTTCATATAGCCTTCAAAATCATTCTGATTTCTTGGCCTACTTGTAGACGATCTTTAAAAGTATCTTGATTACGGAAATCATCCATATAAACTTCTAACATCTCTCGGTATATAGCTGCTTTGAAGCTTTCTGGCTTTTCCACATCTTCTCGATACGGCTTTAAAATCGTAACCGGCTTACCGAATTCATAGTCGATAAATCCTCTTGCCTTTAGTCGGGCTTTCATAGTTCTAATCTTACCGTTCGGCCATCCGAGTAAATTTTCCATTTCCTCGTTGGTCTGTAACCCGCTATCACGGTAAGCGTTATACAAAATCTCCATATATGTCATTTGCTGCCCTCGTTTCTTTTAATTTCGTTACCTATTAGGTATTTCCATATGCAGATTCTGATGCGATTAAATCAGCCAACGGAATCTGATAAACTTTTGAGAACGCCTTTAAAGTTGCCACGCTAAGGCTTTTCTGTCTTTTGCCAGTCTCTAAATTTGATAAATAATTTTGAGACATAAAAAGCTTACTTGCCGCCTCAACCTGGGTGAGCCCTTTTTTATTTCTGGCATCAATCAAGTACTGTCTCATCCAATCACCTCCCTTTACATCTAAAATATCTCAATTTGTGATATTAGTATATCTCAATTTGAGATTATCGTCAACAATATATTTGAAAAATATCGCTATATGTGATATTGTGTAAGCAGGGAGACTTTTAAGGAGGAAGACTTATGAAATTAAGACAATTACGCCACATGTTAGGGCTTAGTCAACTACAGTTCGCCGAAGACTTAGGTGTTGCTCAAAATACATTAAGTAATTATGAATCTGAAAAGAGACAAATTCCTTTGGATTTGCTAAAGCGCATCGCGGAACGTTATGATGTTACTGTTGATTACCTAACAGATTCGGACTTGATAGCCGATGACCGCATCCCGGGGGCGCTAATCAATGAAAGAGTGAACTCAGGTTTATCCCTTTCGGACCTGTCAAAAATAACAAAAATCCCCAAGAAAGACCTTGAGGATTATGAGGCAGAGATAGAGCCCATTAATTTGTTTTTACTCAAAAAATTATGCGATGTATATGGTAAAAGTTTGTCCCAGTTTTATAAGGATAACGACATGTATGATGAATATATCCCGAGCGTGTTTAACGGCGATTCAGACAAATTTGAACAGTTCGAATCAGCCAGCCGTTTTGACGCAGAATCTGATGCGTTTATAGATATGGTTCACCTCAACAATTACAAATACGTACCTGCATCTGTATCAGCGGGCGCGTTAACCACGATAGACGCCATTAACTTCATGCCTACTATATCTGTCCCTGATTTCATGATGGGTCGTTACGCAGGCAATAAGAATATTATACTTATGCCGGTTAACGGTGAAAGCATGAACAACGTTATCCAAAACGGCGCTATTATCGCCGTATTAAGAAATATAGAACTGCCAGATATCCATGACGGAGATATTGTAGTTATTAAGAATGGAGGGGATTATACAGTTAAAAGATTCTACAATGATAAACAACATAAAGAATTTGTATTTAAACCTGATAGCTCGGATATGGCATTTCGGGACATCATATTTAGTTACGAGAATACAGATGACTTATACCTGATTGGTAAGGTTGTTATGTACAATGTGACTTTGTAAGAGATTAATATGGGAGATTAATAAGGGAGATAAACAATGAAATTCTATAAAATTTTATCTATCGCGGCATTATTTGCAACAGTTGCTAGTTCTTCATTTGCACAATTTATTGATGTAACCCCAGAAACGTATGATAAAATCTGGAGCACCGGGCAAAATTATAAAACTGATCGTAAACTTGAAAGCCCAATTAATTATGGAGTTGAACTTCGGAGTGGAGCTGGTGGCGCCGCGGTATTAATTACCCCAGCTACAATCACTAAATATGTATCATATTCCAAAGACGATCGTCTGATTTTTCCAGACGAATCTTTTAAGAAAGCCATACTAAACAGTAATGATTATGTATACATAGCTACATATGCACTTCATCTAAAGAATCCATTAGCCGGTACAGTAATGCCTCAACTACCATCACAACGATTACTTATAGAAAAGGACAATCAGTATATAATCCCAGTAGCGATGAATACCAAAATCTATGATATGATGCCGCATAGCTATGCCCTTGTCTACTATGCAATACCTAAACAAATAATTATGAACCCACCGTATACTATTAAATTTATTAATGGAAATGGCGATAAAATTGAAATACCTATTACCACTGATAAATTAGCAGAACTTATGGATAAAGAAAATAAATTAGTCTATAAGACAAGTGATTAATAAACGTAAAGCCCCTATCCGATACTACTCAGATAGGGGTATTTTAGGAGGTATGAAATTATGGCTATGAAACGTGCCAATGGTACTGGCACCGTATATAAGATGAAACATAAGGCCCTACGCAAGCCATATCGAGCCGTGGTGACCCTTGGATATAACTCCGAGGGTAAACCCTTGCGCAAATCAATAGGCACCTTTGCAACGCAAAAAGAAGCATATAATGCCCTATCGGCTTATGATGCTAATGCTCCACAATATGAAGTCAAGGCTACTACCTTTGGCCAATGCTGGGAATGGATGATTGAGGATAAGACCAGACTGGGGGTTAACCTTGAGAAAAGTGGCTATGTTTACAACAAGCCGAAAGTAGAGCATTTGATGAGGGTTCCTATCAAGGATATACGATTAACCCACCTACAGGATATTATTGACAGATATAGCGACATGAGCCGCACAGCGTTATCACAAATCAAGACCGTACTGAAATCTACTTTTGACGTAGCGATAAAAAACGACATAGTAGATAAGAATTATGCCTCTCTTGTTACCTTGCCTGCTAAGCCTAAATCAGATATGCACAAACCGTTTACCCCGGCCGAAATTTATAAGCTGTGGGAATTGTCGGATACAGATCGGAATGCACGAGTATTATTAACGTGCGTATATACAGGTATGCGGCCAGGTGAAATTCAGAAAATCAAATTAAAAGATGTTCACATTAAGGAACACTATATGATTGGTGGAATAAAAACCGAAGCTGGCAAGAATCGCATCATACCGATAGCGGACTGTATCATGCCTTTTATAAAAGAATGGTACCGCAAAAGCAGCTTTGAGCGAGGTGAATACCTTATGCCAAGCGATATTCCTAAAAATCTAAGGCCCGCATTGAGCGTGTATTTGAACCGTAAATTCGATGATCACCGGCCACACGATGCTAGACATACCTGTGCTACATTACTGATTCATATCGGTGTGGCGGAGTCTACGGTTAAGACAATATTGGGGCATAGACATTCCGACGTAACTAACCAGGTGTATGTACACAGGGATGCCACCGTGTTAGTAGACGCGGTAAATAAATTACCGTCTCGAGATGAATTATTGCGAGATGAGTTTCAGGCGTTAACCTATGCTAGAGGTTGAGCAACGGTTGAGCAACCGTATCAGTTTTATCTAATTTTAGACAATTTCAAAAATTAAAAAGCCAGTAAACGCCTATGTTTACTGGCTTTTTAACACTGCAATTTTTGTATTGCACACAGCATATTGTTTAGAGAGTAAAGATGTGT